AATAGCTGTATGATTTTCGATAATCCATCAAAAATTAACGAGCGCCTGTATGGACCTAAAGTTTTACGACTTTGGTACATATTTGCGATTAAAAGCATGCATTCGCGTTTCGAAAGAAATGCAGTGCCTGCGCTCGTTGACCTTGAGCCCCTCAGCAATGAGGAACTGGCCAGTCTTTTGGAAGTCATCGAAGGTCTACAGCTGTACTTACGGTAAGCTAATCTGAAAAGGTTATCTACGATCACCAATGATTTGTTATCATTGCTCTGATCGTCACCCACAGGAGTATCCCCATGGAGCAACGCATACGTAGTGATTATCAGATTGTCGCTAAACCCATAACCAAGGAGGGCTATCCGATCTCATGCTCTGCCAAACATTGGCAAAGCACGGGAACGGCTGGCTACTACTTGACTGGATCGCGACGTTTGATGTTAGACTACGTAATACCGCGTTTCCACCAAAGACAGAAAGCTGGAGAGAAATTCTTCAACGATATGTACAAGGAGGAAATAACGGTTAGCGATGCTGGCAGTGGTTGTTTGTTCACTTCCGTAGCTAATTTCTGTCCTGATGGCACTAAGGCTCAGACAAGAATTGGTAGCGGATACGTTGCGTTACTTACGCCACGTGTTGCGGCAAACGACCATGGGCATTCTTTGCCCTTGCTAGCTACCTCTCTCGACGCCAGTGAAATACTGCGTGTTAAGAGAGCTGTCTCTACGGAAACTTGGTCGAAGATAGGCACTGGTTCCTCAGAACTCTGGGAATCAGCTGCTGAATATCGCCAAGTGTTATCGCTTCTAGAGAACCCGTTGACGCGTCTTAAGGATCTCTCTTCGAGATTACTCAATAGCGCTCAACGGTCTTCGCTGTCTCGGGGCCTCATGAAAGAGGTTTCGGATGGTTATCTTTTATATCGTTATGGGATTTCCCCGTTGATGAAAGATATCAAAGATGCGATAGCAGGCCTGTCGAAAGCGGGCGGACATAAGGAAGTTACGAGTCGAGCCAAGGAACAGATTTCTAATTCCAAGGTTTTCACTGGTGTTACTGATAACGACGGCCTTACGAGCACCTGGCAATGCCAGACTGCTCATTCGGTTGTAGTTAGAGGTATGCACCTTGATTCCGGGTACGTTAGCTTTGCTAACAATCTCGGGTTCGACTTTAAAGGGTTAGTGTTGCTTCCGCTTCAACTAACCTCGTACTCCTTTGTTGCCGACTGGTTTGTTAATTTGAGCAGTTATGTCAAATCTACAATACCGGCTTTCGGGTGGAATCCGCTCGGCGGATGTCTGGTAACAACAGAAGCTATTAGTACAGCGTATACGTTGTCTAATGTGACTGTTAATGATACCGGACAAGTACTGACTGGTGGCCCTTCGGGGTCAGCTGCCATAGTCAGTATGTCGACAACACGATCTCCCTTGCTTGATCCCGCCTTAACGCTGAATTCGGACTTTAAGTTCGATAAAGCTACTAGGGTGGGGGATGCGCTCGGTTTGATTGCGTCTCGTTTTGTTAAGATTGGATCCCTCATGGGACCTCGTCCTAACAACAGTGCCTTCCATGATAAGAAGGCATACCAGCGGTGGGCCGATCAGGCTCACTATCATGATTTTTAATCAACCTTAGGAGGACCATCATGGCCCTTACCGTCAACGCGAAAACGTACACTGCCGATGCAATCCAGAAGGATTCGGTTGGCTATACTGGTACTGCGAACACTTTGTCTGTGAAAGACGTGATTCGCTTGGCCCGTACTGCCCCGAAACCAACTGCTTTGCTTTCCGGCGTTGCCCGAGCTGAAGCAAAACTGACCCGTACGCTCACGCTTACGGGTGCCCTCACATCGACTCATGACGCCATTTTGGCGATTCCTGTATCGATCCCTGTGGGCGCTGCTTCTGCAGACATTGACACGATGCTGAATGACATGGGCGCGTTCTTGGCTTCGGCCACGTTCAAAACGTTTGTTAAGAATTTGGCCATCAACTACTAATTGTAGAAGATGTAACCAAATGAATAACTTCGTTTTAGCCTTAACGGGACTTATCGTCTCGTTGATTGTCACTCTGGCTACCCTTTCCTTCATGGAAGGGCAGCAAACCAAGGAAAATCGCAATGGATTCCAAGGCACATCGCCAGTACAAGCACCTCTCCTTAACAAGGGAGATGCTTCGCCGCAATAGTTTTGGTGTTTACACCAAAATGTTGGCGCGGCTGCTGGAAGCTCAACGGGATTTTAAATTTCTTCAGCCTCTGTCCGATGCCTTACGGCAAAAGCAGTGGCCTGAAGTTTATCGTCTCGCTGATTCACTGTCTGTACAGCAGTATCCAGACGCTACATCGCATTTTGTAGCGAATCAGTTCACACTACTCATCAAGAAGTACCCCTGGGATTCCAAGCTCGTTGAGCTTGATCCTGAGAAAACTGCTATTGATTCTTTCTTCAAGTCCGAAAGGAGATGTGGAAGAATTAATAAAAAGTTTGAGATGCTCATGAATGATCCCTCACGGGATGTGTTTAGAGCGGAGGGTAAAGTCGCAATGGCATGGATTCGTTCCGTAATTGGAACGACACCCAGCTACTCGGCTATTGCTAGAGAGTGTGATTTCGGGCAAGGCGCTTCGGTAGGTGTGCACGGAGATGCTACTCACGTTCTAAGGAAGCTTTCCTCGGAGCAAAAGTGGACCGTCACACCTGGCGCCATACATCACGGTTTTGCCGGGATGCTGAACAATCACCACTATCTCGAGACTCTTTTGGAGTCTAAGACGCATAGTGATGGGAGGACGGTATTCTGCAACGATTACAGTGCTGCCTTCGAAAGGTACATTGCTCGTATTCACGTGATCAACAGCAACAAGCTTAGCTTTGTGTTGAAAACAGCTAAGACCCATCGGTCTATAGCTACTGAGCCTATGCTCAACGGGTTTTATCAGAAGGGGATTGATCAGATTTTGCGGAGGAAACTCCTTAAAGTTGGTCTTGATCTTTCAGATCAAACTCTGAATCAGAGACTCGCCCGTGAGGGCTCGTTAAATGATTCGCATGACGGGTATGTAACGATTGACTTACGCAGCGCTAGCAATAGCAATGCGATAGGTCCCGCCAAGTACCTGTATCCCCCAGACTGGTTTTCTGTCTTAGACAGGACACGCAGTCACTACCTCTCATATAAAGGCGAAGAGATTCGCTACAATATGCTCTGTAGTATGGGGAATGGGTTCTGCTTTCCGATAGAAACGCTCACATTTGCAGCTATATGCTTTGCGTGTGGATGTGGTCAACCTGGCGTGGACTTTAGTGTCTACGGGGATGACATCATCGTGCGCAAGAAGTATAGTGCCAAGGTTTTAGCTATGCTAAAACACTATGGTTTTGCCGCAAATGTAGAGAAGACCTTCGTAGAAGGGCCTTTTCGTGAGTCGTGTGGATCGGATTGGTTCAACGGTGAGGACGTACGTCCCTTTACCCTTGATTTTGCATTCGATGGTTTAGAATGCTTCTACAAGTTCCTTAACCTAACGCAGCGCTCGATTCGAACTTCGCAGTTCTTTGAGCCAGTGCGAAGCATGATGACTCATGCTTTGCCAATTGAATATCAGTTCTTCCGTCCCCTTCATGGGGAAGTTGATACCGGTATCGATTCGTTAGGTGACGAGCACCTGTCATGTCCATCGTGCGTTTTCGATAAGAAAACAGCACTTTGGTCGTGGAAGGAGTTAGTCCAAACACCAATTACCGATGTGAATCGGTTAATGACGTGGGGACGTGAGCCTTGGCTCATGGGTATTGCTCTCCGAGGCGCTAAATCCGTATCCTTTGGATACGCGAAAGGCCTCCCAGATGTCACTTTCCGGCGTAAAACCCGGGCAAAGATAACTCGTAAGAGTTATTCGGCAACCAGCAATTGGTTGCCGGCATGCTGTCTATCGCAGGCAGCATAGCAACACTTATCTAACACCGCAAGGTGTCGATTCGCTGTTGTCTTGGG